GCATAAATCATAATTGTGTTGATACTTATCACTAGGCGGATATATGTCAACATTTGTTCAAACACCAACTCCGACACCCTTCGGAGTTTTCGACTCAGACACATCATTCCAGACAGACGCTGATAAGATGGTCGTGTTCGTCAAGAGAAAGCTAGGTGACGACATCCTTAGCGTAGAATTGACCAAGAAACAGATCTGGGCGAATCTTGAAGAATCTTGCTTTGAATATAGCAATATACTCAACCAGTACCAGGCAAAGTCAACTCTTTTGACATATCTTGGATATACGACCGGCTCACAGACGGGTCTAGAGTCTGTGTTCCCACGTGATAGTCTTGAATATCTTGCAAGATTTGCTGATCCCTATGCATCTGAAGCAGCTGCAGGTGGTTCCTACAATATGTACTCGGGATCAATTGATCTCGTTCCAGGTCAACAAGATTATGACCTGTATGTTGATCTAAAAGACTCAAGTGGATCGCCGCTTTATGACTCTACGATAAACTCAAATCCGAAGACAAAGATGCGCATCATGGAAGTCTTCCACTTTAATCCTCAAGCTGCATACAGGTTCTTTGATACAACATCAGCTATCAATTACCTCAACAATGAATTTTCATTTGAGTCTTTTACGCCTGAGACGATATTTTACGTTCTTCCAGTGTTCGAAGACATTCTGCGTGCAGGACAACTTGACTTATCAAATAGAGTTAGGCGGTCAAATTACTCATACAAGGTTATCGGCACAAAGATTAGAATCTTTCCGACACCTACACAGATTCATTCAACACCTAAAAAGCTGTTTGTCAATGTCAAGTACTGGCAAAATCCTGTCAATCCAAGCTTTCGAGATGATACGATCTACGGAGTAAACAATCTTTCAAATGTTCCGTTTGGAAATCTAAAATATGCAAGAATTAATAGCATGGGTCTTCAGTGGATTCGTCAATATACTCTTGCACTTTCGATGGAACAACTAGGAATGATTAGAAATAAGTTTACAACTGTCCCAATTCCTGGTGGAACTGTCACGCTAAACGGAGGCGATCTTGTTGGCAAAGGAAGAGAAGATAAAAAAGAGCTTGTTACGAAGCTCAAAGAGATGCTTGAGACTTTGACCTATGATAAGTTGATCGAGAACGCCGCAACAAGATCAGAAAATATCATGAAGCAGCTTTCCAAAATACCCGTGCCCAATGGCCGCGCAATAACGACAGGATGAGGTGATTTATGGGAAGACTTTTCCTCTCAGAGCGAGAGATAAATTTCATTAATGATATTGCAAAAGAGCTGGTTAAGGACGTTGTGGGTCAAAAAATCTATTATTACTCAATCAGCAATATTAAATCTGCTGTCCATGACATATATGAAGAATCACCTGACAAGATCTTTGAAAATCCTATCCAGATCGACGCGATGGTCAAGTATTCACCTCAAGATGTAAGGACTAATCGATTCGGTTCAGAAGAATACTACACAATCGAATGCTACCTCCAATCACGCGACCTCCTTGACAAAGGAATTCATGTTCACGAAGGCGATTTCTTTAGCTACGGAGAAACTTTCTTCGAAGTAATCAAAGCACCACGAACTGACGTTATCTACGGACAAATTGAGCACAAGAATTACATTACAATCACAGGTAAGCAGTCAAGAAAAGGTCAATTCGTTTCAAAAGTCTTTGGACCTACCTCAGAAGACTACTCAGACGAAGATGCTGTCCAGGAGACGTTTGTTCAACAACGTGGTTTCGAGAAGAACAAAGAAGGTATCACAGGAGACGTCAGAGCTCTCCAGAAGAATGGCGTCCTTGACGCACCCATCACAGGTCCTGCTGAAGTGTCACCGCTTGGTGATCCTCAAAAAGTGGGATCATCATTCTACGATGAGAGTTGACAATGCCTGAGACTGAAAAAATCAATAAGGGATATGAAGGGTTTAACGTACCTGATGACTTTAGCATACCTCCATGTGGAATTGAAGATGTTGACAGGGCTGTGTTTGAGCTATTTGACAAGCGTCTAGCCTTTGAAGTCAAGGTAAATGAACAGACGACAAAAGTTCCTGTCGTGTTCGCAGCGGGAGAAAGATTCGCACTGACTAAACGCCCCAAACCGATAAGAGATAGAAACAACGCGTTAGTACTTCCCCTCATTGCAATTAAGAGGACCAGCATTGGACATAAAAATGAGGCTGAGGTGGGCGGCACAGCGATATCATTCCGGCAGCCTGCTGATTATGTCATTAGAAAGCGCCTTGATCCTGGTGATAGAGACTTTCAGAACGTTGTTAACAAGTTATCCATCAAAAATCAAGATAACGTCACAGCAAGATCGCACTTTATAGATTCGTCAATAACACCAGGCATGTTTACGCAGCCAGGCACGATCACATCGCGCCGCGCGGGACCAGGCCTTGCGTATGGCTCTGGACGTCTGAACACACCTTTTGACCGAAACAACTTGGGACAGAACATCTTTGAGATTATCACAATACCATACCCACAATTTATCGGTATGACTTACAATATTGTCTTCTGGACTCAATACATGCAACAGATGAATCAATTGATTGAATCAATGATGATGAAGTTTGATGGTCAAGGTCACGAATTCCAGATTACAACAAGCAAGGGATATTTGTTCACAGCATTTGTTCAAGGGCCTTTTAGTAATAACGACAATTTTGATAACTACACAGACGATGAAAGAATCATCAAATACAGCTTTGATATTAAAGTGCCTGCGTATATTCTAGCACCAAGACACCCAGGCCTCGGGTCACCATTTAGAAAGTTTCAATCGGCTCCTGAGGTTGTTTTTGGAATCTATGATACGTCAACACAGATCGCAGAAGAGCCACAAGACCCACATTCAGAAGCGAAAATAAATAGATTCATCCTTACGGACACAGAACACCTAGACAAGAATGGCTATAAACACCTTGAGCGTGGCGAAGATAGAGTAAAAGCCTTGGTCAATACAGGCAAGAGGAACGAGTACCAGAAGATTATATATAGAGATATACGCTCCGGTGAGCAGGTGATTCCAGCACGTAAGGTTACATTCTCGGAGGTTGAGAAGATTTAAGACTTTAATGAAAGTGATGGGATATTTATAACCGAAGTGTGAGTGGAGCAAAAATGGCAGAAATAACCTATCGCTCTCCCGGGTTCTTTGAAAGCGAGATCGACCTATCAGTGACTAATCCGGCAGCAGTCACTGCAACTCCAGCAGGTGTGATAGGTCCAAGCCCAATCGGGCCCGCTTTCGTACCTGTGACAGTGGCGTCCTTAAACCAATTCAAAGACAGATTCTTTGGAACCGTCGAGGATAAAAATAATTCCTATTACTCGGCGCAAGAATTCTTTAGAAATGGGCAGGCGCTCACATTCGTAAGGACGCTTGGAGTTGGATCTACAGCGAATGCAACCGACATTCTGACAACACAAGCTCAAGGAACAGCACGAGGCGCAGGGTTTGCCATCAAGAGCCCCGCTGCAGCTGCTGATGGTCGTGCAATAGGAACAACGCAGTTCATAGTTGCCAATCACACGGTTCCTGCATCAACAGATCCGTCGTATCCTATCTTTGTAGATAATGACAGCTTCAGCGTCTCGGCCGGCGGCAGTGGGACAGTAAATCTAGTTCGTGGTGTTCTTCTATTCCCAACAGGAACTCGCGGAATGGTCATGAGCTACAATGAGACATACACAGCTGCAAATGTGTCGGATGATATTGCTTCTGTCCAGCCTACATCAACAGCAGCCGACTACAAGATGTTTAAACTTGTCATCTCATCGTCGGCTCAGGCATTCGGAACAACTGACGGAGCAACGGGCCTTAAGATCTACACGGCGTCTCTCGATCCTGCAAGTCCAAGTTACATCTCAAAGATTCTCAATACATCTCCCGAGCTCTTTCAAGAAAAGCAGCACCTGCTTTATATGGATTTTGCCGTCGAAGATGAAATTGCTTCGGTATCAACTGCGGCTTCTAGCATTGCAATCCTCTCAGGCTCTGCAAACACATCGTCAACATCGGGTGACCCAACCCAGATCTTCCAGAATGCTTTCGGTAGGTTTGACTCTAGATACACGACGCCTAGAACGACAACGTTCATCTCGCAACCCTTCAGTGGCAAAGAGTACGACCTCTTTTACTTCGAAACAATTGGAGACGGTGCATCTGCAAATAGACAATTCAAGATCTCAATTGCGAATTTAAAGCGATCAACAGACCCAGCTAATCCTTACGGCACTTTCGACATTTTAGTTAGAGACTTCTATGACAATGATAGATCACCCATTGTGCTGGAGCAATACTCAAACTGCACCTTAAATCCAAATGATGCAAACTATGTCGCCAAAGCAATCGGTGACAAGAAAGTTTACTACAATTTTGACACAACTAATCTACAAGATCGTAAGTTTGTATCGTCGGGACAATACAACAACGTTTCAACACGCGTCAGAATTGTCATGAATTCAGATGTGACGAAACGTATTGTGCCTGCCGAATCTTTACCATTTGGATTTGCTGGAATACCCACACTGAAAACTTCAGATGCGCTCACAGACACAGCGCCTGCATCTTTAAGCAGGCGACTTTCTGCAGTTGGAACAACGAATTTGACAGCATCAATCGTCCCACCAGTTCCACTTCGTTATAAAGTGACGACAAATAGCACGACTGCAACACCCACGTTTGCAGGCGATGCGGGAACAGAAGAGACAGCAAACGTGAACCTATACTGGGGCGTCAAGTTTGATCCTATGCCCTCTGTAGCAAGTTCTCTCGGATCTGGTGCATACTTGCAATCAAACGGCGATCCCGGTACATTAAATCCCTTGATTGAGACATTGTCAAAGTTTACAGGAATTACCAAACTTGACACTCTTACGACAGGTTCGGCAGTAAGTGCAATGTGTAATAATAAGTTCACACTTGCAAGAGTTGCTCTGTACAACTCGAAAGGCGGCGGCACTGCGCTTAATGCAGCAGTTAACAACCTTACAGGCACTATCGATCAACATATGCTAAATGCAATTTATGTTAGAAATGGTGTACCAGACGCATCTGATTGCACAATAACAGATGGGTCAATTGCAGGAAGGCTCACACTCGGCAGCTTGGCACTTATTTCATCTTCGTCAATCTTCAATCGATTCTCTCCCTACGTGAAGTTCACCAATATGTTCTACGGCGGATTTGATGGCTTGAACATCCTTGACAAAGATATGTCATTGATGAACGATCGATCGACTTCCTCTGAGATTGGTGGAAAAGCAGTCGCAGGACTTAATATTGGTCTTAACACAGGAGCGAATAGTTTCACTTCAGGGCCAACAAACTCATTGGTGTCATCATACAGGGCTGCCGTTGACATCATGACGAATCCAGGCTCATCGAGAGCAAATGTCTTCTCAATTCCAGGAATTAGAGACACACAGATCGCAGATTACGCGCTTCTTGCAACTAAAAACACAGCAAGATCTCTGTATATCATGGACATACCTGCTTACACGGACGTAGGGACGAGAATCTTTACAACGACAACTTTGCCTGATGTCAATTACACAATTAGGCAATTTGCAGGCCGAAATGTCAATAATAGCTATGGTGCAACTTATTTCCCAGATGTGTCAATAGCAGATGATGGAGTTGCAAACAAGAAGGTTAGAGTCCCCGCTTCGGTCGTAGCGCTTGGCGCTCTCGCGCAGAATGACGCAAAGTCATATCCGTGGTACGCACCTGCTGGCTTTAATAGGACTTCTCTTTCAAGCGTTGCAAATCTTGCAGTTCGGCTTACAAGCGCTGATAGAGACAATCTTTACGATTCAAGAATCAATCCTATAACGGCATTCCCAGGGCTTGGTTACGTGATCTTTGGCCAGAAGACACTGCAAATCGCAAGAACAGCTCTCGATAGAGTCAACGTCAGAAGATTGATGATTGAACTAGCAAGAATTGTTACAGCAATCGGACTCCAGTTCGTCTTCGAACCTAACACACCTGCAACGAGGTCTAGATTCAAGAACCTCATCACACCCCAGCTCGCAACTGTGCAGGCAAATAGCGGAATTGATGGATTCAAGATTATCATGGATGAGACAAATAACACCCAGCAAGACATTGAATCAAATCGTCTAAATGGCAAGATTATTGTTATTCCGACAAAAGCAGTTGAATATATTGCGATTGACTTCATCATAACCAACGCAGGCGTCCAGTTTGTCTGATACATACAATATAAGAGGTTAAGATTATGGCATTACCATATCCAGGCGTAACAATCACTGAGGTGGATAACTCTGCTGTCACGACAAGGAGTACCACGGGCGTGCCCGCAGGCGTGATAGGCACTGCCGCCAAAGGGCCTGCCTACGTTCCTCTCAACTTCAATAGCTATTCATCCTACAGCACAGTCTTTGGAGCGACAGGAAACAGGTTCGGTCCTATAGCGGTAAATCTGTGGCTTAACGGATCTTTGAACTCTAATGCAACTTACCTTAGAGTGCTCGGAATAGGTGATGGTCAGAAGAGAGTTTCTGCAACAGGTGCAGTCAACAGTGCGGGATTCACAGTTGGCGAACAACAGGTCGGTGCTGCAGGAGTTGTTGCCACTAATCCTTACGCCAATGTTGGAGGCCCACTCGGCCGCACATATTTCCTAGGCTGCTACATGTCAGAGTCAGCAGGCTCGACAGTCTTCTCATCAGCAGGCATCCAGGCTTCTTCTACGGCTGTTCCTATAATCAGAGGCGTTATAATGACACCTTCGGGCGTGTCACTGACGCTTTCTGGTAACTCAAATACATCAAATTCACCTGCAACTCTTGCAACAGCAGGTGGCAATGTATCAGGATCTCTCAAGATAAGCGACGCATCTTTTGTAATGTTGCTAAACGGACATGTCAATACTGTTCAATACCCTAATGTCATTACAGCATCACTTAGCACTAATAACCTTGAAAGCTCGTACATTTCTAAGGTGCTTAACAAAGATCCTACTAAGTTCCAGCAAGCAGGACACATGCTATACACATGGTATGATGTCCCTTACTCACTTGCAGAAATAACAGGATCGGGAATTTTAACTCATGCAACAGCGTCAGGAGACCCTAACAAGCAAGACGCAGTATTTATTACATCTTCATCTATTGGCAGAAACACATCTAACGCAACAACACCTAATTTTGAGCAATTCAAAGAAAGGTTCACACACCCAGTTTCTCCGTTCGTTGTCTCACAGAAGTACGGTGGCACAAAATACAACTTATTCAGAGTCCATTCTATCTCTGATGGTCAGGATTCCAATTCAGACTTTACTCCAAATCTAAGCAATAACTACGCAATCACAATCAGCAACATTGTTCCAGCAGACCAGTTCAATGAGTATGCAACATTCGACTTAAACGTCGCTACAATAAATGGCGGAACCGTCGTCAAAGATTTCTACGGACTAACTTTTGATCCTAACTCATCCAACTACATAGCCGCAGTTATTGGTAATCAAAATATCTACTTTGACTTTGATCGTGCTAATGGTAGCCAAAAGATTGTCGTAGATGGAGACTATCCAGTCAATAATGACTACATTAGAATCGAACTCTCTGAAGACCTTGTCAATGGAAACGTCCCTGCCGATGCAATTCCAGCAGGATTTAGGGGCATTGGATACATCTTCACATCGGGAAGCAGCCTATCTACCTTTGGGTCGTCAACAGGCCAGATACGCTCAGGAAAAGAGACGATCCTGCAATCAGCAATAACACCTCCCGTACCTTTCGCACAGACAATTACAAATGGCACATTCCCAACAGCGACGGTAACTGATGGCTTGAATTGGGGGATCAAGTTTAACAAGCAAAGCTTGCCTGACACAAATTATGACTCTTCATTAAACGCTTCGATCGCAAGCTACCTTAGATTCTTCCCTTCTTATGACGTTACTGGTAAGAAATTCTACATTGATAATTCTTCTGATGCAGACACTTTTGGTAATGATCTGTTTACCATTGAAAACATCCAGGTTGTGACAGGCGCAAATGGCGATCCTCCAAGCGATGTTGAGGCAATTCTTTGGGCGTCTGCGTCTTACGTTCGTCAAGGTAACATCACGACCAACGGAGCTAACAAGACACGTGCACTTCAAGTCGATGACTTGAAAGACTTGCACAGCTCAAATCGTCAAAACGTTAGCTTTACTTTCTTCATGCAGGGTGGGTTTGACGGCACAAACATCTTTGACACAGAGAAAGCAAACCTCACCGATCTCGCAGCAATGAGAGAAATCAGTGATGCGACAAACCAAGGCGGAATGAACGGTCCCACAGTTTCAGCCTACAAGAAAGCTGTAGACATCATGGGTAGCACAGCAGATGTTGACATACAGCTGCTTGCAATGCCTGGAATCAGAATTCCACAACTTACGAATTATGCACTATCGGCAGTTGAGAATCGATTTGATGCTTTGTATCTTATGGATATACAGCAAAAGAATAATCTAAATGCTTACGTTACATCAAGCAGTGAAGTCATCTCGACGACATTCACAGTGAATGACTTCCAAGCAAGAGGAATGAATTCTTCATTTGGAGCAGCATACTTCCCAGATGTCTCAATTGAGTCACCTGATGGTACAGGTACGATCACGATTCCTCCTTCAGCAGCAGTCCTATCAGCATACGCAAAGAATGACACTTATGCACCATGGTACGCACCCGCAGGAACGACTCGAGGCGGAATTGCGGCCACAGGCCTCGGTGTCCTCTTAAATGAAGGCTCGTCAGAGCTTGGAACGATCTACAACGCTGACATTAACCCCATCATAACTCTCTCATCAGGTCCGACGGTGGTCTGGGGTCAAAAGACTCTTCTTAGGACGGCATCATCACTCGATAGAGTCAACGTCAGACGTCTGCTCATTGATGTCCGTCGTAGAGTCCGCGCAGTTGCCAATTCGCTCCTATTTGAGCCCAATACACAGGCTACGCTCGCAAGATTCAATTCTTTGGTCAACCCGATCATGCAAGACGTCCAAAACAGGTCAGGTGTGGTTCGTTACAAGGTCGTCATCGACACCTCGACAACAACACAGGCAGACATTGACAATAACACGATTAGAGGAAAGATCTTCCTGCAGCCCGTCAGGACTGCAGAATTTATCTCAATTGATTTCGTTGTTAATGCATCTTCTACAACGTGATAGTTACTTAATAAGGAATACGGAGTAATAAATGGCAGAGACCTTATCAGTCACCGACATGCTTCCAAACAAGTTTGAGCCAAAGAGAAAGCACCGCTGGATCTTTGCCATTGAAGGGATAGACGCATTTTTGATTAGGAAGGCAGCACGCCCAGGATTCACCATGGGCAGCAAAGAAATTCCCTGGATCAACACACAGCGATACATCTCATCAAAGCTTAAGTTTGACACAATGTCTGTTGACCTACACGATCCTATAGCACCCTCGGGCGCACAACAGGTCATGGAGTGGATTCGCACACACCACGAGTCTGTGTCGGGCCGCTCAGGTTATGCAGACTTCTACAAGCGTGACATCCAACTCAAGATGCTTGATCCTATCGGCACCGTTGTCGAACTTTGGGATATCAAGGGTGCGCTCGTTGAAAACGCCAAGTTTGGTGACGTTGACTACGGTGGCGACGACGTCGTGACTGTTAGCTTGACCTTAAGATTTGACAACTGCGTTCTCCAGTTCTGATGCGCACCATCACGCCCGGTATCACACGCCGGGCGTGATTTGTTTAACGTTAGGAGTGCAATGCATAGAATAACGAGTGGAGTATTCTAATGCCAAAGAAGAGCGATGTTGTTTTGAGTCCCAATGAGGCAATGAGCCAGATTCCAAGGTCGAATCCTGTCCAAGATGACTTTGGATGGACGATCCCGGTCGAGGCCGTACCTCTGCCGTCTAACGGCAAGATCTATCCCCAAAATAGTACACTTCACAATAGAGATCTTGTCCAGATCAAGGCCATGACAGCACAAGAAGAAGACATCCTCATGTCTCGGGCGCTTGTGAAGGATGGGTCTGTCTTAACACACCTTATCAACAGCTGCATGATTGACAAGAGCATTAACGCAAAGGACATGATAAATGGTGATAGAAATGCCCTTCTTGTCGCAATTAGGATAACAGGTTATGGACCTGAGTATCGTGCCGAAGTGTCTTGTCCCACATGCACTACAAAGCAGAGCGCAGTATTCAACCTAGGAGATCTCACAATCAAGAGATTGAACATTAATCCTATTGCTCCGGGCCTGAACCAGTTTGAGTTCTCGCTCCCTGTCTCTGGCAAGCGCGTTGTATTCAAGTTCATGTCAGGTAGAGACGAAGAGGAGCAGACAATCATCACAGAGCGTCGCAAGAAGCTTATGCCCGATGTTCAAGTTGATAACATCGTTACTTCTCGTCTCGAGTTTACGATTGTGTCAATAGACGGAATCACAGATCGCAACAAGATCAACACATTTATCAAGTCTATGCCCGCACTTGACTCCAGAGCACTCAGGTCATACATGAGTGAGAATGAGCCAGGTATTGATATGAATGGCCAGCTCACATGTGTCTCATGTGGTGCTGAGTCTTTGGTGCCTCTTCCCCTCGGACCATCGTTTTTTTGGCCTTGATCTAAGCTATCGAGAGGCTCTTCTAGAACAGTTCTACGTCCTAATGCAAAGGTTGAATGTCAGTTACTCTGACCTCCAGAAGATGCCGGTCAGATACCGGACGTGGTTCATTGAAAGGATTATCAAAGATCAGACACCTAAGACAACGTCAAACATGGGCGGCGTCGAGATCGACGATGACACACCAATCTCACAGGTTCTGGGCAAGAAGAATAGTTAGCATAGTGAGGGCTATCGATGGCAGCGCCTGTTGATCCAAGTACACAAACGGCAGATTATAATGCCCTGTATGATTCTATTGTCAATGTAAACACTGCAACTGACATTTACAAAAACACTCTTACATCATTGGAGAGTTTTTTAAAGCAGCATCAAGTTTCAATTGCAGCAGTCGCTGGTGCAACTGCTGCGTTGGGTGCAGCTCAAGCCTTGTACGGAAATGAAGCATACAAGTCGATTGTCGGCGGAATGCAGAATCTTGCGATGGTTCCTCGACAGCTTGCTGCGGAGATTGCTGGCGGAAATGTTTTGCTCATGGAGCAGGCATCTGCAGACGCACGAGTGATTCAGGCCAGAGCCTATGAGGACCAGCAGCGCCTGAAGGAAACGGTCGATCTTGGATTTGGAGGCCTATCATTACCTATCGCAAGCTACTACGCGAACGCTGCAGAGTTTGGCGCAGCGTACCGCAATACTGCGCTTTCTGAGACCAGAATCTTCAATGCAGCAATGAAAGCACTCGACTCAGAGCGTGGCTTTGAAATTGAGAAGTTTGCTGCCTTTGCAAAAGACGGTCTAGGCGTTCAAACAGCAGCAATGACCAGTCTGTATCAAGAGGAGTTCTCTAAGACGGGTGCAATTACAGGAAAAGCTATCGAAGATTTCTCAGCAGTCATGCTTGCAGCGCAAAGAGTCACAGGAGAAAATGTTCGTCAGCTTTCTGAGGACATGCAAAAGATGGTGAACAAT